GGCGAGGGTTTGATTTCCGGTGCCTTACCACTGATGAAGGCTGAGGTGCGCCCGGCTGCGTTCAGAATAGCGGTTGCCAGACGATCCGGAATAATGCTCCTGCGCGCCCATGAACTGAAATGTGTCGGGCGGTTTGATGATACCTGGTTTCCATTCGTTCTCGATGCCGCACCGTAATATCCTGATGCCGGAATATCCGGATCTTCTGCCGGCGCGTTAGTGGCGGTATTGACGCCGTTACCGTCTGTCATGAAGGGCACAAAATAAACGCCCTCACTCTCCCTGTTTTTGTACGCCCCGTAAATGGTGTTGTACTGGGTGCCGTAGGTATTTTTCCAGTAATACGTCGTGTCACCACAAATCCACGGCACATCTGCAGCACTGCCACCATGGCACTGCGCGTTAAACACGGAGAGGTCAGCACGAAACTGTGTCAGCATGGCTGTAAACAGCGCAGGTTGCTGTGCGTGGGTGGCGGCGCTCATGTCAAACTCTCCCTGCATCCAGCACACCGCCAGCAACACATTTTTCGGGTTCTTCTGTAATGCAGCTTTGGTGCGCGCAATCAGGTCCTGATATAACGGTTTACCCACACCCCAGCGCGCCGAATCCTGGCTGGCCCCCGTGTCCGCACTGAATGTCCCCTCCGCGCCCTGGGTAAATGCCGAACCACCACGACAGCATGGTACCAGCAGGATCCCCGCGTTATTCGGGATATACGGGAGCAGTTTTTTGGCAATATGTAACCCCTGGCCGACACAGCCGTACTGCCCTTTGCTCAGGTCTGCCTTCGGATGATTCAGCGTACTCATATCCTGCACATCATGCAGGCAGTGGTCGGCCGGAATAATATCGTTATATCTGCAGGCAGCCCCACCCGGCGTAACTGTACTGCGGCGCGCCAGCTGTTTAATGCGCGGATCCGGAGCATCGTATGAATCCGGCAGCGGAAGCCCTTCACCGTAAGCCATGGCATTGGACTGCCCGGCCAGTACGATGACGTAGTACCAATCCGGCTCAGATGAAGGGCCGACCTGTGGCTCTCCTTCAATAGCCACCGCCTGCATCAGTGTGTACGGCGTAATGGCAACCGGTCCGCCGTATGGCTGCCAGCCCTCTTTCAGTTTGTGTGTCAGCTTTTCCGCAAGGTCTGACGGCGACGCCGCCCTGACAACATCATAGTGTTTAAATGCCATGAATCCTCCCGGCCGGGATAATATTGTGAGTAAAATGAGGAGCGGGCTGAAGTCCGGAAGTTACAGGACAATGGCAGAAGAGAGACAACAGCCCGCAATACGAAAAAGGCCGCGCTATTGCGCAGAGTGATTACTGTCGGATATTATTCGCCAGCTGAAATATTACTTCACGTTTTGTTGTTTATTCCTTGCCGCCCGCGTCTCCCTGCGCGGGCTTTTTTTGTCCATAAGAAAGCCCCTCCGGAGAGGGGCTGGAGAGTGGCGCTATGTGCCATTGCATGGTGCCGGGTGCCTCCCGGTGAATTCAGTACCAGCACCTGAATCCGCGATTATCCCATATACCTACTCGCTGATTGCCCCTCCGCACAGGGGGATTCACCATGCCAGTTTCTTTTAACAAACTCCCCGCAAACCAGACAACAGTCAACCGCCTGAATTGTGAGACATTTAAAAAAAAGGCCCGCAAAAGCGAGCCAGGGAAAATAAGTGTGGCGCGTTGTACTGGATTCGAACCAGTGACCGATTGCTTAGAAGGCAATTGCTCTGTCCGGCTGAGCTAACAACGCAGGATACAGATAATGGACCGCCTTCGGGGACCCGAACTCCGCGCAACCAGCTTCGAAAGCTGGCGCTCTTTCCTGATGAGCTAATGGCGGTATGTGATGGTGGCCCTTGCTGGATTTGAACCAGCGACCTGGCGATTATGAGTCGCTCGCTCTCACCACTGAGCTAAAGGGCCGGGTCAAAAAATAATAATCAGATGAAAATCAATAATCAAGCCCTTGCCTGGATACATATCTGTCTGGCGGGAAGCCATAATAGCGGTGAAATACAGAAATAAAGTAGGACCAGCTTGAATAACCGCATTTTTCTGCTACAGCCTGTCCATATCCATGCCGGGAACATAACATATTGACAGCAACACGCATCCGCTCTTCCAGCAACAAGCGACTGAACATGTGCCCTTCATTTTTCAGTTTTATCTTTAACAAACTCTCACTCATATGCAGGCGTAACGCAATCGCACCAAGCGTCCAGCTTGCTGATATATCTGTCTGAATTATCGCCCTGACTTTGGCACTTATACTGGATAAACATCCACTTAAAAATAATAATATCCGTTCATCTGATTCAAACAGCGACAGGCATGCCATCATAAGAAACATATCCGTGGTATCTCCGGAAAATCTCTGGCTGGTAATTAAAGCCTCAGCCAACGCAGGGTTGTTGGGTTCCAGTGACAGATAAAGCGGAACGTCAGTCAGATGAGTTCTTGTCAGCTTATGCTGAATTTCCAGATATTGACTTACTATGGAATGGTTTATATCGAAAATTTTAACTTTGCCATAATGCATAAGGAAAAGCGCCCTGATGCATTTGGTGGCCAGAACGACTGAGCCGGGCTTAAGTGACAACGTATCCTTTTCAAGAAAAATATTAATTGGGGAGCAAACCATGATAACTGAACAGACAACAACCATTATAATTTTACTTTCATTAGCAATTGGTTAGTTCAATTATAGCCCCAAAAGGTAAATTATCATCAACACATAAGCAAAGGACTGACAGGTGCCGCTAACACCCACCAGCCGCCCATTTACCACAAATAAAAAAGCCTTCAGGACTGAAGGCGTCTGTAACAACCGAACTGATAGTCTGCCAGACCCGCCATAACCAGCTGGGTCAGTATTAACTGGCAGCGTTCGCGTGAAAGGTAAGTATTCTGCGCTATCTCCCCGACTGTCGCCGGTTCGGTAACGCTTAATTCATTAAACACTACTCTGGCGGTTTCTGTCATATCCTGCTGTTTTAGCATGTCTTTTTCCCTTTTCCGGTTAACGTGACACACCAATAACTCTTGTCGAAAAAGCCAGCAAGCTGAAAGACAGGTATTCACCGCCACCAGCGCGTTTACTGTACTGACGCGATTTCAGTCATAAAAAACCCGCCAGGCGGCGGGGTGTAAAAAATCTTCTAACGTCAGGCATAAAACGCCCATCGTTAGAGCAAATTTACCACAGATTCGGGAAAAATCAACAACACTATCGCGTTACCCTCTTTAACTGCCGCTCCGCCCATGCCTCTTCAATGTCAAACCGAACCACCAACGTATCGTAAAAGCGTTTCACTGATTTTTTCCACGTATCAAGCGTGATAGCTCTCGTCACTTTGCATATGGCATTAAATGCCTCCGTTGATGGTAGTCTTTCACAGCCACGACCACCACAACGCTGGCAGTCTCTGATAACAGGCATACCACGTTTTACCGACTCTTCACGATGAATGGCGACACCACGCCCACGGCAATCCTTACAGGCGGTGGAAACCTCACCCTTTCCGCCACACTCCGGACAGGCAACTTTTACCACCTCCCTGACTTTTTTCCATTCTTCCCAGTAAGACGGATACACACCTTTCGTACACTTTGCCCATACCGGCGGCTTACCATCCGGATACTGGATCTTGTTTGTAAAAACCTCGCTTTCAATAAATTTTTTTCCGTGACAGCAGGGGCACTGTTTTTTGCTCGCCGCGCTACGGGCATAATCTTCAAACGCATACGAAGCCATAATACGCATCACTGCCGGTTTTATTTCTGCCGGGAGTTTTCTTAACGCCGCCACGCGATCACACCGACTGAGTGCATATTCTGTCAGCAATTCTGTTGCCCGCTCTCTGTCATTCATACTAATGCCCATTTTCCCAAGGAACGCAGAAAAACCCATCTCAGCCCGATTTTGTGTCATGCCCTGCGCGGCCATCACATCAGTGATACTCAGCGCATCTTTTGATGTCGAGGCGGACGCATCGGTCAGGCCGGGGGATTTTGGGGAGTAGTATTTCGGTAAATCTTCCAGTTTCATTTTTTGACCTGCCCTTCAAGCATTATGGGGTAAATCTTCACCCCCAGACGTCCACCAGATACTGGCTGACCACGAACGATATTGATTTCATCAAACTGCTCATCGTCCATTAGCAACCCCGCATGCGTCAGCGCATCCAGCGGCGCTTTCAGAATATTGTCCAGGTCACGGCGGCGCTTATCCGGTGGTTCTGCAATAATTTTTATTGCCAACCTTCCGGACAGGCTTAATTTCAGCCGCTGCTGGCGAACAATAAGCGCCACTGCCCGGCGATAACGCTCCCCGGCTTTTGATACAAAATATGTGCTGCCACGACGACGCCAGTAAGTGTTCACCGTTGGCGGGTAAGGCAAAACAAATTCTATGCGTTCAGTCATTTATGCTTTCCACTTCAAAACACCCGAATTTCTCGCGTGCATTAAAAAACGAATCAGCAACAACAACTGGCTGCCGTGTTTGTCTTCAAAATCTTTTACTCCTGCGTGTAGTTCGTTATGGCATTTGCGACACAGCGGAATAACAAACAAATCATCAGCCTTTGTTCCCATTCCTCCCAGTCCATGACCAATGATGTGATGCGGATCATCTGCCTGATTACCGCACGTCATGCATTTCTGCGTTTTTACCCAGCGCGTGTATACAGGCATCTCTTCCCGTTGTGGTTTCTGGCGCTGGAGATACTGAGCCGGTGACTCCGGATCAACGGCAATGCTGACCACCGTCTTTTCCTGTGGCGGGTTTTGCTGGTGGGCGTGGAGGCAGCGGCGCAAGTATTTTTTGNGTCGCTGCTTCAGTATGCTGGTGGCGGTCTGC